CTCTACAAGCCGGGAAGCTGGAGCGGTGCGACGGTGGAGCGGATTGCCCGTGACCTGGCATCTACCTACGGCATCCAGGTCACGAGCGAGGTAGAGCCCGGCAAGCCGCTATCCCACGTCATCGAGCAGGGGGAAACGGTGTTCGAGTCCATCGACCGCCTGCTGCGCCTGCGCCAGTTGCTCGCGACCGATGACGCTGAAGGGCGCCTGGTGTTCATCCATGTCGGCTCAGCAGGAACGGCGGGGACGGCCTTGCGCTACGGCGAGAACATCTTGGGCGCCGACGCGGCACTGGACTACAAGGAAGTCTTCAGCGAATACATCTGCAAGGGACAGCGCGCCGGGAATGATGAGGACTTCGGCGCCGCAGTTGCGGAAGAAAGCGCGTCGCTCTCGGATACGACCGTTCGCCGCCGCCGCGTGATGCTTATCAAGGCGAGCGGGCAGACGGACGGAGGATCGGCGGCGGACCGGGTGAAGTACGAACATGCCAGCCGCAGGGCAAAGGCCATCGCCACGACCTATACGGTGCAGGGCTGGCGGCAGGCGGACGGATCCCTCTGGCGGCACAACGAACTTGTCCGCGTGACAGATCCGGTAATCGGCTTTGACGACCAGTTCGTCATAGCCCAGGTGACCTACAGGCTCAACGAGCAAGGGATGGTCTGCGTGCTTCAGGTAGGTCCGCCAGATGGCTATGTAAACAACCCGGCAAAGGTGGATGCCAAGAAGGACGCAGCTAAGAAGAGGGCAGCAGGGGGCGACGGCAGCGGCGAGTGGGGCGATGTCCGGCCAGCCGACAGCAAGGCGCCCAAGGTCAACAACAAGCCCGTCAAATCTAGCGGCGGCTGGGACGAAGTGAAGAGGGCACGCTGATGGATGACAGAACGTTTGGCCGGATGGCCGCGCCCCTAGCGCGCCGGCTGCAGAACTTGGTAGTGCGAGGGACGGTCGCCTTGGCGAACGCCGCAAGCAAGATGCAAGGACTTCAGGTAACGCTTCTGAAAGACGACGTTCCCCTGACCCTCGAACACTTCGAGCCCTTCGGGTTCACCAGCAAGCCCAAGCCGGGCGCGGAGGTAGTAACGCTGTTCCTGGATGGCGACCGATCGCACGGCATTGTCATCGTCTGCGCTGACCGGCGGTACAGGTTGATGGGCCTAGAGGATGGCGAGGTCGCAATCCATGACGACAAGGCGCAGGCGGTGGTGCTTAAGGCCGACGGCATTCACGTCTACTCAGAACACACGCAGGTCCATGGAGACATGACGATCGACGGGGCCCTGGTCGTGACGAACGGGATCACCACGCCAAACGGAGGCGTCGAGATCACCGGGAATATCGCCGTCACTGGCGATGCCGTCATCGGTGGCAAGTCATTCCTCGGCCACCGTCACGGCGGTGGTCCTATCCCGGACTGACACGAGACTGAGCAATTGAGGGCCGCCATCGTGCGGCCCACTTTCTTTGGAGGCGCAATGCCGGGCTACGCGGACGACATGTCGATCACTATCGACGGCGTCGAATCTTCTTTGCTGGCGGTAACCAATCCGCTGGTCCGCGCCGTGGTGATGGCGATCTTTACCTGGCGGCGGGCGGAACCGGACGATCCAATCGAAGGCGATCGGTGGGGATGGTGGGGCGATAACGTGGCTGAGCAGGAGGGCGACCGCATCGGATCGCGCCTTTGGCTGTTGAGCCGCGAGAAGCTGACGCAATCGACGGTCCTGCGAGCCATCGAGTATGGGCGAGAGGCATTGGCCCATCTGCTGGAGGACGGCGTAGCGACTCGCGTAACGGTGGACGCTGAGCGCCTTGGAATTGACAAGCTGGCGATGACGGTTGTGATCTACCGCGCCGACGACACACAACTGGATCTTCGCTTTGCTAACGTCTGGAGCCAACTCAATGTTTAGTCGACCGACGCTGACCGAGCTGGTGACGCGCACGCGCGCGGACATGCTGGCCCGGCTCACGCCTGACGAGCTCCTGCGCCGGTCTGATTCCGAAGTGCTGGCCCGGGTCTTGGCCGGTGCCTCGCACGAACTGCACGGCTATCTGGACTGGATTTCCAATCAGGTCATCTACGACACGGCGGATGACGAACTGCTACTGCGGTGGGCGTCGATCTGGGGCATCGAGCAGAAGCCCGCCGAGTTCGCTGTGGGCGAGTGGCTTGCTACCGGGGCCGCCGGCACGGTAATTCCGGAAGGTACCGTGCTTCGCCGGGCTGATGGGATCGAATACATCGTAACGGCGGATATTTCGCTGGCCGGTGGAGCGACTGCCGTCCCGATCAGGGCCAGTGAGGCGGGGGCGTCGGGAAATGCGCTAGCGGGCGTCGCGCTGGCGCTGTTGAGCCCTATTGCTGGGGTGCAGTCTGCCGGCGTTGTGGGATCGGCCGGATTGGTCAATGGTTCCGACATCGAGTCTGCCGACGAACTGCGTTCCCGCTTTCTGGCGCGCATTCGCAAGCCGCCCAGCGGCGGGGCGGAATCCGACTATGTGGCGTGGGCTTTGGAGGTGCCAGGGGTCACGCGGGCATGGGTCTATCCGCTAGAGATGGGCGCCGGCACGGTTACCGTCCGCTTTGTTCGGGACAACGATGTGTCGCTGATCCCGGATGCCGCAGAAGTCGCCGCCGTGCAAGCGCATATCGACGATCTCCGGCCAGTGACGGCCGAGCTCTACGTGGTCGCGCCCGTGGCGGCCCCCATCAACTTCCAAATTTCCCTCACGCCGTCCACCGTCGCAGTAAAGGCCGCGGTGGAAGCGGAACTGCGGGATCTGCTCCGCCGTGAGGCTGCGCCAGGTCAAACCATTCTCATCAGCCACATCCGCGAGGCGATCAGTATCGCGGCCGGCGAAGTTGACCACGTGCTGCTTTCTCCTGCGGGGAACGTCACGAACCCGATTGGCTCGATGTCCACCTTCGGGAGCATCACATGGCTCTGACGGCAGGGGACTACCTGCAGCAGCTGCAGGACCTGCTACCCCGGGGCCCGGCGTGGCCGCGCGACAACGAGGCTGTCACTACGAGGATGCTCGCTGCCGTTGCGGCAGAACTGGCACGCGTGGACCTTCGCGTTGACAGCCTGATTTCCGAGGCCGATCCGCGCACCACGACAGAAATGCTGGCGGACTGGGAACGTCTGTTTGGCCTGCCGGATGAATGCCTACCGGAAGCATCCACTGTGGCGGAGCGCCGCGGCCGGCTCGTGCAGAAGATGGTCTTCCAGGGCGGCCAGTCGCGACAGTTCTTCATCGACTTCCTCGCGGCCCTTGGCTATGCGGACGTGACGATCGAGGAATTTCGACCTTTCCGCGCCAACAGCAAATGCAACGCGCCGCTGAACCAGGGCGGATGGCGTTATGCCTGGCGCGTTCACGTTCCTGCCTCATCGACTGCAAAGCGCTTTAACGCGGTGAGCCGCGCCAATGAACCGCTGACCCGGTTCGGCGATCCGGGGTTGGCTTGCATCCTCGCCAAATACAAACCTGCTCACACTGTTCTTTACATCGGCTACGGAGAAACCTGATGCGACGTATTTCTACTGCCACCCGCGTACCAAACAAGTTCGGTCCGGGCAAGGATGGCTTCACGAACGGCGATGCGGTTGGCGGCATCCCAGCAACGGACCTCGAAGACAATTGGTTCGACAGCGTTCAGGAGGAGATCGCCAACGCAGTTGAGGCGTCCGGGCAGACGCTGGACCCGAACGACCGAACGCAGTTGACCAAGGCCATGCGCGGGCGGCTGTTGCGAACCAGTGTGTACACGAACTCTGCCGGCACGCAACTTGTGTCGGTCGATGGCGCTGCCGCCACAAGCACCGGTGCGACCACGTTTGCGCCGTTGTCCGGTACCGCGTATGTCGACGTGGAGGCAGTGGGTGGCGGGGGAGCGGGTGGTGGTGCGGCGACGACCGGTGCGTCGCAGACGTCCGTGGGTGCCGGGGGTGGTGCCGGTGCTTATGCGCGCGGCAGGTTCTCCTCGGCTTCGGCCGCCGGCGCTGTCGTCACAGTCGGCGCTGGAGGTGCTGGAGTCGCAGGAGCTGGGGGCAATGGTGGCGGCACGACGTCATTTGGAAGCCTGCTGACTTGCCCTGGCGGTAGCGGAGGCCAGCGCCTCGGACCCAGTGCGGCGCCACTTTATGCCAGTTCAGGCGTCAGCCTTTCCTCTACCGGCGGCTACATCGTCGGTAGCGGAGCGGCAGGCGAGATCCACTTCGGCTTCGATAACAACAATGCGTTCGGCGGCAACGGCGGCACTTCGTACTTTGGTGGTGGTGCTGCGCGAAGCGGCGGAGCAACTGGAGGCGCCGGCGTTTCCCCTGGTTCAGGCGGTGGCGGTACTGTTACTCCGCCTAGCAATGGACAACGCACGGGGGGCGCTGGGGCCCCTGGCGTCCTCATCGTTCGGGAGTACGCATAATGAAAATCTATGCTCGCGTCTCGGATGGCATTGTGGTTGAGGTTATCCAGCCAATGTTCGACACCGAGGGGCAATACATCCCCATCGAATTACGATTCCACCCGGATTTTGTCGCCCTCTTGATCGACGTGACCGATCTGAACCCAACCCCCGGCCCCTGGTGGACATATGACGGGAGCGTTTTCACCGCTCCAGTTTGATGGTGGGGTGAAGTTCGCTCGTCCGCCGCTCGGTTCTTCGCTGCCGCCATGCCCCGACAATGGCGCGGCGCGCGGGCACCTCAATCAGGTGATAGAAGGACATGGCAACCGCCAGGCTGCCCAGAACGACAAACAGAAACTTTGTCCAATGGTGCCACCCAGCAAATAGCTGTTGATGGTCGGCATACCAACGGATCACGATCTGGTGGACGAGGTATAGGCAAAAGCTAACTTCGCCAAGATAGACAATCGGCCTGAGCGAAAGAATGCGAGAAAGCGCCCCGCGAGAATGTGCCAAAACGAAGATCAGGGCGACGTAGGTTATAGAGGCGCCGTGAAACGTGATGAACGTGTGAAGGCCCGGGAGGTCTTTGATCTGTACCCCCCCGAGCCATCCATTTGCAGCGATCACCGCGGCCAGTGCGAACAGTTCTACGGGTGTCCCGGCGTTTTTCCATCGCGAGGACATTCGTTCACTCCCCTGGCGCAAGAAGAGGATGCCAGCGACAACGCCAAGAGTGAACGACCAGAAACCGTTAAAGAGCTGTAGCCATCCGATGTCCATAGTTGGAAAAGCCATGGGCAAGAATAGGACCAGCGCGATGACGGCGACAAGCATCGTAGCCGATGACAACGCCGGTCGCCGAGCTGCGCAGGCAAACAGCACAGGGAAGGCGGCGTAGTAAGCCATCTCCGCGGACAGAGACCACGCGACAGAATTGTAGCCGGCGTAGATTTCGCGGACCGGGACCAGCATCTGAACGAGCCCGACATTCAGTACCAAGCTGACGACAGAAAAAGCAGTCTCGAAGTACGCGAGGCTCCAAGGCCAGTAGACGAGGATCAGCAGCAGGATCGCCGCAAAGTGAGCGGGCCAGATACGCGCGTAGCGGGTGACCATGAAATCGCCCCACGTCCGACCCCGCATGCCGTTGATCGTCAAAATAAAGCCTGATAGCACGAAGAACAGAGGTACGGCGCCTCCGAGATTGAAGCTGCCAAAAATCTGCTTCGGATAGAAGAGTCCCGTGCAATGGGCGATGACGATAGCGGAGGCTGCAAAGAACCGTAGGCCCGTCAATGGTGCGATTTTTTCTGCCGTGCCCTGCATTGCTGTTCTTTTGACTGTGTTAGCTTGGGTAACGGCGGATCGTATCACGCTGCCCCGGCCTAGCCTCTACATGCTCACGAAATCACTGGGACTGCTGCGTTGTTCGTGCGGCGGCCCATTTTCCTTCTGGAGAGATAGCGCTTTGCCAAATCTCGGCACGGCTTTTCTACGTAGCGGAAGAGGGCGTCGCTGAGGACAAGGATGAAAAGAACAATCCCTACCTGGGCCATGATCTTCCAGACATGCGGCGAGTACCCATAGAGATGCGGGTTGAGGAATCGGCCAGCCCAGGACAATACCACCTCATGCACCATGTAGACGGAGAAGCTTATCTCGCCGAGATGAACCAGCGGTTTAGCCGACAGTAGCCGGGACACGAACCCAGCTTGATATGCGAACACCAGGATGACCACGGTCACGGCTGGCGTGATGAACACGCCGTAGTTAAGCGACCCGGGTGCATACCGTTGCGCCATATACCACAACGCGAACCCGACCACCGCTACCACCTCCAGCAAGGTCCATTTCGCAAATGTCGTGGCGCTGTTGGAGGGGTTGCGCAGCCCAATGCAGTTCATGAAGGCGTAGCCCAGCAGCATTCCTTGCGCGAAACTCAGGATGCGGAAGTAGGGGCTGATATAGACGACCCACCAGCCGAACGAGAACGCCTCGACGTGGCCGGCATAGCGATACCCGACCGCCAGGCGAACCGCCATCAGCACCAGCCACAGCCCCGCAAGCCTCGACAGCGACGCGGCAGCGCCGATGCGGTGAATGCCCCAGGCGAACAGCGGGAATAGCGCATAGAAGAAGAACTCGACGGAGATCGACCAGGACGGGCCGTTGAAGTTGTAGACCTTGTTGCCGATCGGCGCCATGGACTGCAGCGCAAACAGCGAGGTCAATGTGTCGCGTTTCCCATACGGCCATTCGCTACCAATCCACAGGGCGGCCGCAGCCAACATGGTAAGCAGATAGACGGGATAGAGCCGTGCCACTCGTAGCACGAAGAAGTCGCGTACCGCGTTGTATTCCGGTTTGGCGAAGGCTTGGCCGTAGCCATAGGCCAGGATAAAGCCGGAAAGAGTGAAGAAAAACTCCACCGCGTTGCTGCCACCGCCCCCCATTTGCATGTGTTGAAGGACCACGGCAAAGGCCGCGAAGAATCGGAGCGAAGTCAGGGGCAGTAGTTGGCTTTTCATTGCTTGTGTTAGATCGCCGTGGCGCGGAATCGTATCACGATGGGACAGTGTCCGAATTAAGCGTCGCCTATTTCTGATTTTCATTTGTTCTATTGCCCGCCTCGCGCGGGCATTTTCATTTCTGGAGCCACCATGCCTCATACCGACGCAGCCCGACTGCCAGGCGGAAAGAACATGGCCGCCTTCCTCGACATGCTTGCTTTCAGCGAAGGCACCGATAACGGTCGGCAGGCAACGAAGGACCGTGGGTATGACGTGCTGGTCGGCGGCGGCTTGTTCACTGGCTACGCCGACCACCCACGCAAGCTGATTCGCTTGCCTCGGTTGGGCATCAGTTCAACGGCGGCGGGGCGCTACCAGCTGCTGTCGCGCTACTACGACGCCTACAAGAAGCAACTCCGTCTGCCGGACTTCTCTCCGGCAAGCCAGGACGCGATCGCGGTTCAGCAGATCAGGGAACGGCGCGCGATCCCGGACATCGAGGCGGGCCGCATCGGTGAAGCAGTGAGGAAGTGCAAGAACATCTGGGCCAGCCTGCCTGGCGCTGGGTACGGTCAGCACGAGCAGGCGCTCGACCTGCTGCTGGCGATGTACGCGGCCAAGGGCGGATACAGCATCGAGGCGTAAGGCCACATGGGAAAGGGGATTGTTTTGGACGAGCTCGGGAGCAGTGTGCCGGGGGGCACTGGCGGCGCGATCGGATTGATCGTGTCTGCCATGGGGGGGGCAATTTGGTTCGTCCGGAAGGTATGGCGGAACGATCGGGTCGAGGGCGCGCAGAGCCAGGCCGAGATCGACATTATCGCAAGGCTCTCCGAGCAGGTCGACAAGGCGAACACTCGCGCGGATACAGCGGAGCAGCGCGCTGATGCTGCCTACAAGGAACGCAACGAACTGCTGCGGGAAATCGGGGATTTGAAGCGGACGATCGCCGAGCTCACCGCGGAAGTCCGGTATCTGAAGGAGAGGCTTGATGGCAAAAGTTCGTGAATGGGTGGAGCGCAACCGCGCTGCATTTCTCCGGGCGGCGCACCTTTGCGAGGCGGTAAGCCTTGTCCTGCTGATTGCAGTAGGCGGAGGCGTGGCCGGATACAGCATCGCCATCTGGCAAGCGCGTGAAGCCATGATCGAGCAGAGGGCCGACCACCTGGCGGAGATTGAGCGCATGCAGGAAACGTACGGCATCACGCTCCGCGCCCTGGTGCCGAAGATCAATGACATCGCGCAGACAGCCTCCGAGGCCGCAGGTGCTGCAGCGGAAGCCGCGGTGACTTCCGCCGAGGTGGCCCAGACTGCCAAGCGCGTTGCCCAAGGCAAGCCAGCGCCATTGACCGAAGCGGAGCGTGCCAAGGCAAACAGCGCGATCGAGGCGGCCAACCGCAAGGTGCAGGGGGCCGGCAAATGAGGGCGGCAATTCTGACGCTACTGCTGGCCGGCTGCGCCGCGCCGCCACCGCCTGTGCAGAGCGTCGCGGCACCCGAGCCGTTGGCGTGCCCGCCGCTGCCAACGTTGCCCCGCGGGGCCGGACGCAAAGCCATGCTGGCTCACATCGACAAGACGGCGGCCTTGTACGCCGACTGCGCGACGAGGGAACGATGATCCAGACCACTGCAATCCGGGCCGCCGCCGCTGCGGTCCCGTGGCGCGCCGTTGCCGCCGTTGGCCTGGCCGTGCTGGCGTTCGGAATGGGCTGGATGGTCAACGGCTGGCGCAAGGACGCGGAGCTGGCTGAGCTCAGCGCGGCGCGCGCTCAGGCCGATCTCACCACCGCGAATCTGGCTTTGACCGATCTGCGCACCGCCGGCAAAACAATCCGCCAGAAGGCCGACGAATTCCGCGGCATCCAGACGACCATGCATACCGAACTGGCCGCCATCCGGAAGGACATGAAGAATGCGAAACCTCTACCTGCTGACTGCCGCCCTGATGATCAGCGGCTGCGCAACCTCTCCGACGCCGTCAGCGCCGCCAAGCAAGCCGCCGCCGCTCGATAGCGAACTGGCTGCGCCTTGCGTGGTGCCGGACGCCCCAACGGCCAAGGATTACGACGTGTGGCAGGATTGGATGGTGACGGTGCTCGCGGCGCTTGGCGACTGCGCCGCACGGCACGGGAAAACCGTAGAGGCGTGGCCGGGCTAGGTGTGTTGCTCCTTAAGAGTTCGTTCTTCAACAAGGCGATACACAATGCCGTCCCACACCGCACCTTTGTCCCTGCTCTTCTTAAGCTCCTCTGCGATGACGGCCCAGCTATTACTAATGGACGAAAGGGCTGCGTAGGTGCCCTGCATCGAAGCAAGTAGATCGTCGATTTTTCTCTTGGCGCTGTACCTTTTCCATAGCCACCACGCCGTAACTCCGATTAGAGCAAGCGGCGCGTAGGGTTCCGCTGAGAGTGATATCGAAAAAAGCAGGAACCAGACTCCCCACTTCAACACAACCATAATGGTCCGCCACAGAGCGGACGCGACGGACCCCGTTGTGGAACCACTCTTCAGTGCAACGTACCGGGAAAGCGGCATCGTCCTCGCGCGAATAACTTCGATAGTCGCCAGCAGTTCCGCATATGTGAGTGAGTTCAAAATGAGCCAGTCCAAGGCCCTCAGCTGCATCCAAGGACGGTCGACGTAGCGCTCGGCAGCGGACCGCAATTCTTCCCGATCAAACTCCAACTGGCGCCAGTCTTCGTTGAGCTCTGCAAGATTTCTGTGGCGCCAATACGTTGTAGGCTCAGACATACTAGCTTCGCCCTCGCGCCTGCGAATCGCCTCGAACATTGATTCGACGATGTCGCGCGCCTGCTCACTTAGATAATTGGCAGCGGAAGCGTTGAGGCCTCGGTGCTCAGCTTCCTGTTCCGCTAACCTCTCCATCTCGAAAAGGATTGTTGTCCTCTCGATATGACCGCTCAT